GAGCAGGGGACTTCTAATCCCAAGGTCGACGGTTCGAATCCGCCATGGAGCACCAACGAAATAGCAGGCCGGGCCGTGTGCCCGGCCTTTTGCATAAAATGGGCCGCCCCACTACGCCCCACTGGGGTCCTCTCCCGACAGCAGTCTATGCACTTTCCTCGCCGCGTCCTCCATGGTCGCCGCGCCGGGGCGCATGTAGTTGCCGTAGTCGGTCTTGAGCTCCGCGTGGCCGTGGAAGCGCGAGGTGACCGTGTCGGGCAGGCCCGCGGCCTGCATCAGCGTCTCGGACGTGTGCCGGAGCATGTCCGGCGGGATGAAGCGCAGACCCAGCGCCGCGAGCTCCGACTTCCACCTCTTGTAGAGCGTGTCGCCGCGCAGGGGCACGAGGCGCGAGCGGCGCCAGGCGTCGACGGCCGTCGGGTCGCCCGGGTCGGGGCGCGTCGCCGCGACGATGGCGAGCAGCCGGTCGCGCCCGGCCACGATCGCGGGGCGCTCGCGCACGGACGCCTCGTTCTTCGCCTCGTCCACCAGGCCGTCGGCGTCGGTGTACTTCCGCCTGACCACGAGCGTGAGCGTGCGGACCTCCGTGCCGGTCACGAGGTCGTAGGTCGCCTGGGGCACGATGTCGGCGGGGGAGATGCCGAGCGACTCCTCCATGCGCAGTCCCGACAGGCCGAGTATCAGGTACGCCTCCAGCGGGCGGCCCCTCATGGCCCCGAGCGCCGCTACCGCCTCCTGCGCCGTCCACGGGGCGCGCTGCGGCTTCCTGCGCTGCGGCGTGGTTATGCGCCGCCGGAACGGCCGCTCGTCCATGAGCTCGTCGTCGTATGCCGACAGCAGCACTGCGCGCAGCGTCCGCTTGGTGAGCGCCGGCGCCGTCGACGCCAGCACCGCGGCCTTGATGTCGCCGTGCGTGAGCTTGGACAGCGGTATGTGCCCGATGGCGGGGAGGACGTTGCGCACCATCTGGGAGTCGTACTGCCTGAGCGTCGCCGCGCTGCGGGGCTTCCCCCGGTTGCTGTCCGACTTCCTGAATATCCCCCAGTAGAACTGCTCGAGCGTGAGTGACTCGCCGAGGTTCGCCGCGCCGCCCAGCTCCGCCACGAGGCGCGCGGCCTCTATCTCGGCGTCGAGCTCGCTGCCCTCGACCGTGCGGGAAACCGTGCGGCGCCCGCCGTCGGCGCGACGCCCCTTGCTCGCCCTCACCTCCCAGACGCCCGGCCTGACCTCGCGGTACGAGCCGGCCCGCCTTCGCTTGCGTTCGGACTGTGCCATAATGTCTCCTATGGGTTGCCCGGGCATTATCTCCGTTTCGTCCCGGCTCTCCTGCCGCCGCCCCGCGCCATGGTTCCAGCTATGCGCGGGGCGGCTTTTCTGTGCCGAGGGGCTATGCCGGCCCCTCGCCCGCGACGGCGAGCTCGCCGCCGACGGTCCTGATCTTGTACGAGTAGCGCTCGCCGGCCGTCCATATGTGGACGTCCGCCGTGTAGGGCCGCGCGTCCGCCGTGTAACCCATGTGGACTATCACGCTGTCGCCGTTCGGGCGGTCCCATACCGCCGAGGCGCGGGCCACGCACTTCGGCGCCTTCCCGGCCTTCGTGAGCGGCCTCCAGTCGATGATCGGCTCGCGCGGCTCCGCGGCCTCCCCGATGCGGGCACGGCACAGGCCGTCGGCTATGTCGCGGGCGTCCGCCAGCACGCGGGCCGCGTCGATGGCCTCGACGTTGGCGCCGGCGTCCGCGAGCGCCCTGCGCGTCTCCACCTGCTCGCGCATATATGCGGCCTTCTGCTCGTCGTGCGCCCGGCGCCGCCTCTCCATCTCGGCGTTGCTGACCTCGCGGCCGTTCTCGTATATCCCCGAGCCGCCGCTCGCGCCGTCGATAATCGCGTCGCAGAGCTCCTTCTTGATGTCCTTGCCGTCGAACTCCTCGTGCCAGGCGGTCACGAAGGCGTCGCGGGCCTCCCTGAAGAAACCCATGGCGCTACCTCTCGTCCCGCTCGCCCATGTACCAGACCACGCGGCCCTTGCAGACCACGGGCTCGTCGCCCGGCCCGGCGAGGATGTCGTCGTACTCGCCGCTGTGGCTGTCCGCCGTGAGCATGACCGTGGAGCGGCCCCGGGTGTAGTTGCGCACCACGGCGCCGTAGTCGGCCGTCTCGGCGAGCACGGGCTGGCCGTTGACCGGCTCCATGTCGGGGTCGACCAGCAGCAGGGCGTCGTGGGGGAAACGGTTGTCCATGCAGCCGCCCTGCGCGTGGACCATGAAGCCGCGCGGGTGCGCGTCGGCAATGGAGGCGGGGACCTCGACCTCGTCGGCGAGGTTCCCCTCGTCGCACGGCTCGCCCATGTGGGCGAAGCCCAGCAGGGGGACCATGCGCGAGGTGCCGCTGATCGCGGTCTCGGTGGCGTCCTCTCCCATGAGGTCGGCTGCGCTCGTCCCGAGCAGTTCGGCAAGTTGCCCTAACTTGGTTAGGCGAGGTTTCGCCCGGCCGTTTTCCCATGCTCCGATGGCCGCTGCCGACACGTCGAGCTTTTCGGCAATGTCTAGCTGGGTCAATCCTGCTTTTGTGCGTAGCGACCGGAGCTTATCACCAAATTCCATAGTGCCTCCTAACTGGGTCACTTTCATCCTAAGCAAAAATAATTTTGGTTTAAAGCAAAAAGTAATTGTGGTTTGACCCAAATTAGATTATGATTAGGTCAACGAAAGGAGGAACGGATGCAGAACCTTAAGGAGTTTCGAGAAGCTGGGGCCAAGCGATTCCAGAAAAAGGAAATCGCCGCAGCTCTGGGAATTACCGAGCCGACGCTCACAGCCATTGAGGACGCGCAGGCAGACAAGCTAACGGCAACAATGGCGGACAAGCTAGGCAAGCACTTCGGCATTGACGGCAATATTTTTTTGGGTATCGACCCTAAATAAATTAGGGTGCAAAGCGAAACGGAGAGAACCATGAACGAGAACTACATCGACATCGAGCTGGGCGGCTGGAACATCCCCGAGGCCATCACGGTCGAGGCCGAGCCCGTCGATGCCCGCGACTTTTCCGACTTCAAGCTGTAGGGGAGGGCGACATGGGAGACGTGAAGATGCGCCGCGAGAACATCAGGTACGAGGCGCGCGGGAAGTCCTTCGAGATCGAGTGCCCGAGTGGCTTCGCGAGCATCGAGGCCATCGTCTGCTGGTGCGACGCCGGCGGCGGCTGGCACCGCGAGGCCTTCGAGTCATTCCTCGACGCCCGCGGGCGCCTGGACGGTCTGCTGCGCGGCGAGGCGGTCATGGCCTACGTCCAGCGCACGGTCTGCATGAACACCGCCGACGCCATCGACCCCTGCATCGAGCCGGTGATGGTGGGCGTCGCCGCGGGCGAGTGGACGCGCTATCTGCGCAAAGAGTCCCGGGATGGATCCCGCGGCTAATTAACTTCACAAACAAAAAGGAGAAAGACATGATTCAACTGATTATCGGAGCGGGTCTGGGACTCGGCGGCGTGGCCGCCGCCGTCGCCATCAAGCGGTATAACGAGGTCGAGCGCGAGAAGGCTGCCGAGCCCGCGGACATTTGGGGCAACAAGCACGAGGCCCGCACCGTCTCGCCCGCGTGCGCCCTGCCCCTCATCCTTGTGGGTGCCGTCATCGCCGCCACCGCCTGCCTCTACACGCAGGACACCGGCGAGGTCTGCGTCATCCGCAACCTCGGCGGCTCGCTCGCCGGCTCGACCTCCGAGGCCGGTTTCCACGCCAAGGCCCCCTGGCAGGACGTCGTGACCTACGACGTCCGCAACAACCTCATCAACTTCTACGGGGACACCGACTACGAGGTGGACGGCGGCTCCTACGAGGGCAAGCAGGTCTCCATCAACGACAAGTCGGGCGCCAGCGCCAACATCGACATACAGGTCAACTACTCCCTGAACCCCGACGCCGCGCTCAGCCTCTACAGCGAGTACGGCACGCAGGAGAGCTTCGTGGAGAAGTACATCTCCAACGACGTCCGCGCCGTCACCCGCGAGGTCTCGGGCGGCTTCGACACGGTGACGATGCTCACCGACCGCTCCCAGTTCACCAAGGCCGTCCAGAAGGCCCTCACCGAGAAGTGGAAGGGCATAGGCCTCACGGTCGAGCAGGTGAGCGTGCAGGACGTCCGCTACCCGAAGAACATCACCAAGAGCTACAGCGAGGCGCAGGCGGCCGAGGTCGCCAAGCAGAAGGCCCAGAACGAGCAGGAGACGGCCAAGGTCCAGGCCGAGACCAAGAAGATCGAGGCCCAGGGCGAGGCGGACGCGAACGCGGTCCTCGCGAACTCGCTCAACGACCAGGTCATCCAGCAGAACTACATCGACGCGCTCAAGGGCATCGGCAAGGACGGCAACCTCGTCGTCGTGCCCGAGGGCTCCCAGCCGCTGGTCGGCACCAAGTAGGGGCCGCCCGCCGCGCGCGGGCCGTCCCCGGGGCGGCACCGGTTCCGCAGGTCTCCGATAGCTAACACTGCGGACGTTCCAGCCGGTGCCGTGCCGGGGGCGGGGTCCCTACACCCGCCCCGCCTCCTGTGAGGGGCCGCGCCCGGCGACTCGGTGGCGCGGCCCGGCGGCGGGGCCAACACGAAACGGAGGAATCAACGAAATGGAGGAGATCGCATGGACGGGAAGTCCGAACGCTACGGCAGCCCGTGGCTCACGCAGTCCGAGGCCGCGTCGTACGCCCGCCTCGGCAAGGAGCGCATCGCGCAGCTCATCGCGACCGGCAGGCTCCGCGCCTACTGGTCGCCAGGCAGCGACCCGCGCAGCCCTAACCGCGCGAAGCTGGTCAACAAGGCCGACATCGACGAGCTGCTGCGCGCCGACGCCGTCGAGGTCAGGGAGGTGTCCCGTGCGCTTTTCGGGGCCGCTTAGGGCGGCGGGCGCCGCGGCGGGTCTCGTCGCCGCCTGCTGGCTCGTCGAGTATGTGGCCATCCCGGCGGTGCTGTGGGCCGTGCTCGTCCTCGCCGACGGCATCAGCGTTGTGCTCGGGATGGGGTCGGTACTGTGAGCGGCGGGCGGTTCGCGTTCACCGTCCCGTTCGTGGCGGGTAAGCAACGCCACAGGCTCGACCGCAGGCACGCACGGATGTACACGCCCGACGAGACCATCCGCAACGAGGCCGCCATCCGCGACGCGGCGCTCGGTGCCATGCGGGAGGCGTACCCGGAGCTCGAGGGGCTGCTGTTCCCGTTCAGGGTGCCCGTCGCGGTGCGCATTGACGTGTACGAGCCGCTGCCCAAATCGAGGCCGAAGCGCGTCACGTCGGAGCCGAACACGTTCAAGCCGGATTCGGACAACATCGCCAAGCTTGTGATGGACGGGATGAACGGGGCGGTCTGGGGCGACGACAGCCAGGTGGCCGAGGTCCACGTGGTCAAGTGGCCCCGTCGGCGCGGCATCGAACCGCACATGGACATACAGGTATATCGCGGCTGGGCAGACCCAGCCGAAGAGAAAAAGTAGAAACGGAGATTAAGCAATGGAGTACATGCACATAAAAGTCCAAGTCGATGGCGATGCGTTCGAGGTGCTTGACGAGTTTGCCACGAACTTAATCCTCGTCGCGGACGAGGAGGGCGCTGAGATAGGGAAAAGGGGCCTTAAGCCCGCGTGCCTGCGCGGCATCGCCTACGGGCTTCTGTTCAGTCTGAAGCTATTGGGAGCCGATGCGCAGGACCTCGAAATCTACGACTGCATTGTCGGCAGCGCTGGCCGCATGGAGCGCATCTACAAGCTGGACGGGCCGCGTGGCGTGTTCGCCGAGCTGGCAGGCGTGAACATCGAGAAGGTCGAGATCAAGGACGGAGAGGTGACCATCAATGAGTAACGAGATCATCGAGTTCAAGGACGACGCGGGCATGCCCGTCAAGTTCACCTCGCAGGACATCCGCGAGCGCCTGTGCCCCAACGCGACCGACAGCGAGCTGGCGCTGTGCGTGGAGCTTTGCAACCGCCAGCACCTGAACCCCTTCACCAAGGAGGTCTACCTCATCAAGTACGGCAACGCGCCGGCGAGCATCATCACTTCCTACCAGGTGTTCAACCGACGCGCCAACCGCCAGGAGAGCTACGGCGGCATCAAGAGCGGCGTCGTGGTGATGCGCGAGGGGCAGATCGTCAAGAAGCGCGGCAGCGCCGTCTACAAGCAGGTGGGCGAGCAGCTTCTCGGCGGCTGGGCCGAGGTGCAGTTCAAGGACGGCAAGGAGCCGGCCTACGTGGAGCTGGCGCTAACCGACTACAGCACCGGCAAGAGCAACTGGGCGAAGATGCCGGGCGTCATGATCGAGAAGTGCGCCAAGGCCGGCGCGTGGCGTCTGGCCTATCCCGACGAGTTCGGCGGGATGTACACGGGCGAGGAGATGGACCAGAAGGTCGCGCAGGACATGCGCGCCGGCACTCAGGCTGTCGAGGCCGAGAGCGTCGAGCCCGTGGCCGACCTGCAGCCCGTGCGCGACCTGTTCAAGCTGTTCATGGCGGCGACTGGGCTCGACAGCGCCGGGGCCATGGCCGCCATCTGCGCCGCCGTGGGCTGCTCGTCGGGCAGCATGCGCGACATGACGCAGATGCAGGCGCGCCGCGCGGCCTCGTGGATGGAGGAGAAGATCGCGGCACGCAAGGCGCAGCCCGAGCCCGCCATCCCCGAGCCGGAGCCCGCGCCCGTCTATGAGCCCGCGCCCGCCGAGTATGCGACCGACGACGACCTTCTGGGAGGCTTCTGATGGCAGATGAGGTTTTGGCAGTCGAGGCCGTGCCGCTCGAGGAGGACTTCGACACTCTGGTGGCGTCGCTCGCCATCGACGACACGCTCGAGGACAAGCTGGCGAAGCTCAAGAAGAACGTGGACGAGAAGCTGGCGGACTACATGGACGTCAAGCACATCGAGAAGGACGAGGACTTCAAGGCGGCGAAGAAGTACCGCGCGGCGGTCAACGACATGAAGAAGCCCATCGAGGAGCAGCGCAAGGCCGCGAAGAAGAAGTATAGCGACCTGCTCAAGACGTTCGACAAGACCATTGGCGAGATCACGACGCCCATCGACAAGCTCTCCGATGAGTACAAGGCCGAAATCGACCGATACGACGGCGAGTGCAGGAAGCGCCGCCTCACCGCGCTCAAGGGCCACTACTACGACCTCGCGGGCGAGATGGGGCCGCTGGTGCCCTACGAGCGCATCGCCGACGACAAGTGGCTCAACGCGAGCTTCGGCGAGGTCAAGGCCAAGAACGTCATCGAGCGCCGCGTGGGCGAGCTGCTGCACCAGTTCAAGTTCGTCAACGGGCTGGACTACGCGGACGAGTCCGAGAAGGCGTGGGCCGTCGCGTGGTGGACGAGGACGCTGCCGGCGGACTCGGGCGAGGTTGCGGCTGCGGTCGCCGCGCATCGCGAGGAGGTCGCCAAGGCCGCCGCACTCGCGGCGACCTACGAGCAGGCGATGGCGCCCGCACCGGAGCCCGAGCCGGAGCCCGAGCCGCTGCCCGTCGAGGAACCTGAGCCGCCCTTGGGCGTGCCGAGGTGTGTGCGGGCGGTCCCGTCGCGCCCCGAGCCGGATATGGCCGAGGATGCGGCCCCAGCGCCGCAGAGGGGCTACCGCGTGGTCATCGAGTGTGCCACGGCGGACGAGCTTCGCCGCGCGAGGGCCGTCATGGTCGAGAACGGCATTCACGGATACGTCGAGAGGATGTAGGACATGGAGGAGAAAAACCTACCGCCGCTCCGAACGCCGGAGCAGCGCAAGGAGGCGATGGCGAAGGCCGTCCACACGCGCCGCGAGCGCGCCGCGTTCAAGGCCGCCTGCAAGGCGGGCAACATCCCGCCCGAGGTCGCCATCGAGGCGCCCATCGCGCAGAGGCTCAAGGTCGAGGAGTTCGCCCGCTCGTTCCCGGGCATCGGCCCGGTCACGGCGCAGAAGATCGTCGAGGCGTGCCATATCCGCGACGGCCGCCGCGTGAGCGGCCTGGGCTACATGCAGGGGCCGCGCCTCGTCGATGCCATCAAGGGCTGCATGACCGCAAAGGAGGACGGGCAGTGAGCATCAACCGAGTGAACATCACCGGCAACCTGACCCGCGACCCCGAGCTGCGCGCCACGGCGAGCGGGACGCAGGTCCTGTCCTTCGGCGTCGCCGTGAACGACCGCCGACGCAACGCGCAGACGGGCGAGTGGGAGGACTACCCCAACTTCGTCGACTGCACGATGTTCGGTAACCGCGCCGAGGCCGTGGGCCGTTTCCTTGCCAAGGGCATGAAGGTCGCGATCGAGGGCAAGCTGCGCTACAGCTCCTGGGAGCGCGACGGGCAGAAGCGCAGCAAGCTCGAGGTTATCGTCGACGAGATCGAGGTCATGGTGCGCCGTGAGGGGCAGACGCAGGCCCAGCCGCAGCAGAGCCTCGCGGACACGGTACCCGTGCAGTCCCGGGCGCAGGCAGCGCCGCAGTGGAGCGCCCAGCAGGCCTACGCCGCGGTCCCGCAGTCCGAGTTCTACGACGAGGACGTGCCGTTCTGATGAGGCACGTACCCGACATCATCCGCGACCACTGGGAGGCGGCCCTGTTCGCCGCCTCCTTCTCCGCGGGTTTCCTGTTCTTCTCTTCGCTTCTATGGGGGTGGTTCTGATGGCCTTCACCGTGTTCGACAGCTTTGCCGAGGTCTACGACGACTTCGACGCGAGCGACCCCGAGGACCTGCGCGACCGCGCGATGCTCGCCGACGCGATCATGATGTACGGGCTGCACGGCGTCGAGGCCGACCTTCCTAAGCACCTCCGCCGCGTTTTCAAGGCGATGAAGAACGCCATCGACAACTCCAAGGACGCGCGCGGCAGGGGCGGCAAGGGAGGCCGCCCGCGCAAGAAACCAGTTTCCGACAAACCCGAAACCCCGGTTTCGGAAAGTGAAAACCTAGGTTTTTCAAACGGGAAACCAGTTTCCGACAAACTCGAAACGCAGGTTTCGGAAAGCGAAAACCCTAACCTAACCTACCCTAGCCTGTCCTGTCCTGAACTGGATTGTGCTGAGCTGTCCTGTGATGGGGGCGATGCCCCCGCCGCGCCGCCCGAGTTCGAGCCGCCGTCGCTGGAGGAGGCCCGCGGGTACTTCGGCGCCAACTGCCTGAGCGGCGACCCGGACGCCTTCTGGGCCTACTTCGAGTCCCAGGGCTGGGTCAAGGGCAACGGCCAGCCGGTGAGCAACTGGGGCGCCCTCGCGCTCGACTGGTCCAGGCGCCAGAAGCGCATCGACGCCGACGACCGGGCGAGGGGCAAGCCCACCGCCTCGGAGGTCGAGGCGGCCACGTTCAGGCCCACGAGGACGCCCGAGCAGACGAGGTCGGAGCTCGAGCGCAGGTGGCGCGAGGAGCACCCGGGCATCGACCCGGCGAAGGTGAAGGCCCCGAGGGGGACGACCGCCGACCCGGTGGCGCTCAAGGCGTACCAGGACGCGCGGCGCCTGCTGGACGCGAGGGCCGCATGCGAGAGGAGGGCGTCATGAGCTTGGACGACGAGAGGAGCGAGAACATGGGCAGACCGAAGGGGTCAGCAAGCATCTACGACGAGGGGCCGCGCAGCGCCCGCTGCGAGACATGCGGGTTCTGCGCCGTGAGCGAGACGGTCATGTCGGAGTCGGGCGAGGGCCGCAAGCGGTGCACGTGCATGCGCTGCCCCGACTTCGTGCACGCCACGCAGGGGCTCGCGAGGTGCAACTACTGGGAGGCGCGACATGAGGGCTGAGTCGTGGGACAGGCGCGGTGGCTACGTGCTCGAGTGCAGGCAGTGCGGCAGGCGGTTCCGCACGGCGTACAGGAACCAGAGGTACTGCTGCGGGTGGTGCGAGAACGTGGCGCGAAGGGACGCGAGCAAGCGGCCCGTGGACGTGTACCTCGGAACGAGGAGTGAGACGGGCCGAGAGGTCAACGCCATGCGTGCGGCGCTGGCGGAGGGGAGGCGCATCTGATGCGCGACGGATACAGGTTCGAGTTCGGGGCGCTCGATGAGCCGGATGCACCCAAGGTGCAGGCGCTCAAGCCGCTCGAGGAGGCGGCCGAGGTATACGGCGCTTGGCAGGATTGCGACGACTACCGGGACTGCCGGATCGCGGCCTTTTGCGACGAGCTAAGACGCGACCTCATCGACGAGTGCATGGACGTGGTCCAGGCGGTCGTCAGCCTGCTCGACGCCGAGGGGTTCACGCAGGAGGACGTGGACGCGGCAATCGAGCGCTGCAACGAGAGGAACCGAGAGAGGGGACGTTTGTGATGGAGACTTTGGAGCAGATCAAGGCCGACGCGGTCGAGGTGTTCCATTTCGACCGCGAGTGCAGGCCGCAGGACAGGGCGCACGCCTACCTGGGGAAGTACCGCGTCAGGCGCGGCTACAACGACACGGCGATGCAGGTCGCGGTGACCGACATGATCGAGCGCGCCTACGAGGCGGGAAGGGCGGAGGTCGCCGGCGCGAACCTCGTGCAGAACCTGCGCCGCCAGCTGACGAGCATCGAGGCGACCGTCGGGGATGCCATCGACCTGCTCGACGATAGCGTAGGGGGGGCGGACTGCGATGAGTGACTCGAGGGTCGGCGGCTACCCGATGGGGGTGACGGACGCCGCCATCGAGCGTCACTTCGGCGGGGCCTGCGAGCCCAGGATGTGCGGGAACTGCAGGCACTTCTGCGGATGCGACATCCACGTCGACTACGGCTACTGCCACCTCGCGTTCGAGCGCGCCTACGACACGGAGGCGCCCGACCGCAAGGAGGGACGCTGGCGCCTGGCGAAGTGGGCCGCGGCGTGGCTCACGGGGAACCTGCTGTACTGCGAGGACGAGTGCGGCGAGTGCCGCGACTACGAGGAGTTTGAGTGATGAGTGTCGAGTTGCCGAGAGATGCCGAGGGCCGCGAGATACCGCTTGATACCGTGGCGCTGTTCAACCGTGACGGGAACGTATATAGCATCGTGCGCTGGACATTCACCACGGACTTTGATTTGAGTGACGGATGGTCGAACAAATGGCGTGCGATTACCGACCGTGGATTTGCGCTCGACCCAGCACTCGTGTACCTCACCACGCCCGAGCCCGACACATGGGAGAAATTGGAGGAGGACTTGGACAGGTGCATTGAAGAGAGCAACCTTTGCATGTACTACAACCAGAATTTGGACTGTAATAATTGCACCATCTCCGGCAATGAATCTCGTGGCTGCACTTCGATAGCGCTTGAGGACATCAAGAAGCGCATCCACAAGCTGAGGGGTGAGGACTGATGTTGCAGCAAAACACATGCGTCTACTGCGGCAAGATTCGCTTCAATTTCAGCCGAGACGATGACTACGGTATGTGGATCGAGAACAACGACAACGGCAAATATGTCATAGCCGTTGGAGAACTGTTTGTTGAAAGCTTTCCGATTTGCTTCTGCCCGTTCTGCGGGCGCAAGCTGGAGAAGGAGGACGAATGACCGACAAAATCAAGCTGAAACCCTGTCCGTTCTGCGGTAGCAAAATGGTCCTCTCAAATCTCTACAGCAGGGAAGCAGATGCCGACAACTACGCACACTTCGTCTACTGTCGAAAGTGTAAGGCGTCCGGCCCGGTTATCACCGGGAACGAGGTTGAGCCTGATGAATGCAGATGGGACAAAGCGCGCGAAGCATGGAACAGGAGGATGTAATGACGAATAAGACAAAACCACGCTACGTGCTCAACAAGAAGGCCTTGCAGCACTACCTGATTGACCATGATCTCACCCAAGCCGACTTTGCTGAGATACTGGGCATCTCACCGTCTTATTTCAACGAGCTGATGAACGGGCGAAAAAGCATATCAATCAGCAACATGTTCTCGATTGCAGAAGAGACGCATATGGATATTCGCGTCTTCTTGGAGAAGGTGGACGAATGATTACCGATGAGGAGCGGCGGGAGATAGCCAATGAGCTGCGCAGGCAAGCGGCGTACAGCAGCGGCTCGCTTGGCGAGTGGTGGCAACGCCTGCAGGAGACAGTGACCGGCGAAGTTGACTTCGCCAATCCACAGGAGACATACCGAGCAATTGCCGACCTCATTGACCGCCCGACCTGCCACGACCTTGTCGAGCACAAGCAGGACCCGTTCATCCCGGGCAAGCAGATGGCCGACGGCTACTTCCACTGCTCAAGCTGCGATTGGAGCGGGCAGCTCTGGGAGTACATCGGCTTCGGAGACATGTTGGCCTACGAGCCTGTTCACTGCCCGAAGTGCGGGGAGAAGATCGAGCGTCGTCGGTGAGTTGGTCCCCGGCGCCTGATAAGGTTCTGCCGTGGCGGTTGAGCTTTAGGGGGTATGCGAATGGCGTGTAGGCAGCCTGTAGGAGATGGGCCAAAAGGCCCATCCACAAAGTCAGCACATCCGTTGAGGGACGAGTGGGCGCTCCGTAAGGGGCGCTCCTCTTACGTCCTTTGGACGGACGAGATGATAAGGCGGATGCAGGCGCACCCGGAGCGGACGGCGGCGGAGATCGCGGCGGACCTCAGGGTGACGCCGAGCGCCGTGAGGCACGCGCGGCAGCGGTACGGGCGCTTCTCGACCGGAACGGACGGTCTGTGCATCGCGTGCGACGCGCGGCCCGTGTTCGACACTTCGGCGCAGGCGAAGAAGTGGAGGCTGTGCAAGGGGTGCTATCTGGCGGAGCGGAAGAGACGGCTCGAGGAGGAGGCTGAGAGCAACCGCATACGTCAGGCCGCGCACAGGAAGAAGGTCGAGTAGCCGAAAGGCCCCGGTTTCCGGGGCCTTTTCTTTAAACGTTACCCCCTTTTTACGCTCGTGGGCAAACGCACGCGCTTGTCCACGTGCGTAAAAAGGTGGGAACGTGCGCGTTTCCATAGGGCTATCTACCAGCGGAAACGTGATTTTGTGGCGGGAAAAGGGCGTGAAAAACTGACCAAGGAGGGCATCGAGGATGCCGTCCGCCTGTGCCGTGCCGGAATGACCGACAGGGACATAGCCGCATATCTCGGGGTCGCACGCGAGACATACAGCCGCTGGATCAACCACCCCAGAACAGACAATCAGCGTCAACTGTGTCACGTTCTAAAAAAGGCCGAGGTGGAGCGCAAGGCGACGCTCGTGGGCCGCATCATGGACGCGAGCGGCGACAGCTGGCAGGCGGCGGCGTGGCTTTTGGAGCGCAAGTACCCGCAGGAGTACGCCAAGGCGCAGCGCATCATGGACACCACCGACACGGCGGTACTCAAGGCCGCCAAGGAGCTCGTGCTGTCCGTGCCGTCCTCAATCGGCGGGGACGAGTAGCCGATGCCGCTCACGAGGATGCAGCGCGAGTACCTCGCCAACTGCACGCACCGCTACAACGTGAAGTGCGGGGCGACGGGCTCGGGCAAGAGCTACGTCGACATAGCCGTGACCATACCGCAGAGGCTTCTCGCCATGAGGGGCGAGGGGCTGGCGGTGATGATCGGGAACACCCGCTCGACGCTCGAGCGCAACATCCTCGAGCCGATGCGCTCGCTCTACAGCGAAGACGTCGTCAGCCAGATCGGGCGGGACAACACGGCCCAGATATTCGGACGCAAGGTCTACTGCCTCGGGGCGGACAAGAAGACAAGCGTATCCAAGATTCAGGGCGCCACGTTCGAGTGGGTCTACGGCGACGAGGTCGCCACGTGGAGCGAAGACGTGTTCCAGATGCTCAAGAGCCGCCTGCGCTGCGAGCACAGCCGCTTCGACGGCACCTGTAACCCCGACAGCCCCAACCACTGGTTCAAGCGGTTCCTCGACGGCGACAGCGACATCTACAGGCAGGACTACACGATCTGGGACGGTGCGCTGGCACCGGATGTCATCGAGGCCCTCATCAAGGACTACGGCAGCGGCGTGTACTACGACCGCTACATCTTGGGCAAGTGGACGCTGGCCGAGGGCCTGGTCTACCCCGGGTGGGAGGGCGCACTCGAGAGCCGGTATACGGGCGGCGCCGTCAAGTACGCGGTGTCTTGCGACTACGGCACTCAGAACGCCTTCGCGGCGCTGCTGTGGGCGTTTGACGGCAAGGTGTGGCACGTGGTGGACGAGTACCGCTACTCGGGCCGCGACACGGGGCACCAGAAGACGGACGCCGACTACGTGGCCGACATGGCCGACTTCGTGGGCGGGCTGAGCAAGCCGCCCACGTTCATCATCGACCCGAGCGCCACGAGCTTCATCGCCGCGATGCGGCAGGCTGGGTTCAAGACCAAGAAGGGGCGCAACGACGTCGCGGACGGCATACGAGAGACGGGGGTGTGCCTGGGCAACGGCACGGTGCGCATCTCTGACGCCTGCGCGGGGCTGATAGGTGAGCTCGGCGGCTACTGCTGGGACGCCAAGGCGGACGGCGACAAACCCGTTAAGGTCGAGGACCACAGCTGCGACGCGCTCCGTTACGGCGTGGCAACACTGCGCATGTACAAGCCTGCGAAAGAGCAGGTAAACCCATTCTTTGGAGGGAGGTAGCGGCTTGTCTAAGGGGCCTTTGGTGACCGATGGCGACCTCAAGGCGGCGGCGTCGGCGACGGCGTTCGCGGCAGATGCCATCGAGCGGCACATGTCGAGCGAGATATACCGCAACGCCGTCACCGCGAACGAGTACTACCGCCAGCACAACGTCACGATCAACCGTTTCGTGCAGAAGATCTACTCGTGCTCCGGTGCCGAGGCCGAGGACTTCACGGCCTCGAAGTTGAGGCTGGCGAGTAACCTGTTCAAGCGCCTAAATGTCCAGCGCTGCACGTACTCGCTCGGTAAGGGCGTGAGCTTCGTGGACGTCTCGGCGGGCGGCAAGGACACGACCAAGGAGGGGCTTGGCGACCGCTTCGACGACGACGTCATGGAGATGGGGCTCAAGGCGCTCATCCACGGTGTGTCATTCCCGTTCTGGAACCTCGACCACATCGACGTTTTCACCGCCGACGAGTTCTGTCCGGTGTGGGATGAGTACTCGGGGGCGCTATACGCCGGCGTGAGGTTCTGGCGGCTCGACTCCGACCACCCGTGGCACGCGACCCTCTACGAGCAGGACGGCTACACGGAGATGGTGTCGGGCGGCAGCGGCTTCGACTTCGAGGTGGCCGAGGCCAAGCGTGCTTACAAGGTCACGTATCAGGAGATACCGGCGGACGGGATGAAGCTGGCCGTCGATGCGGAGAACTACTCCCGCCTGCCCATCGTGGCGGTCTGGGGCAGCGATGCGCACCAGAGCACGCTCGTCGGCATGCGCGAGAGCATCGACGCCTACGACCTCATCAAGAGCGGCCTGGTGAACGACACGCGCGACTGCGCGCAGATCTACTGGCTCATCAACGGAGCCGGCGGCATGGACGACAGGGACCTCGACCTGTGGAGGGCGAAGCTCAAGCTGACGCACGTGGCAGAGGTCGACGCCGAGCAGGGGCAGTCCGTGACGCCGTACACGCAGGAGGTGCCCGTCGAGGGCCGCAAGGAGACGCTAGCGCAGATCAAGGCCGACATCTACGAGGACTTCGGCGCGCTGGACGTCCACACCATCGCGGCGGGGGCGACCAACGACCATATCGACGCGGCATACCAGCCGATGGACGAGGAGGCCGCCGAGTTCGAGCGCCACATCCGCGAGGGCATCATGGACATCCTCGCATTGCAGGGCATCGAGGACACGCCCGTGTTCACGCACACTCGCATCAGCAACACCAAAGAGCAGGTCGAGACCGTGTGCCTGGAGGCCGAGTATCTGGACGACGAGACGATCCTGCGAAAGCTGCCGAACATCACGCCCGACGAGAGGGCGAAGATTTTGGAGCGCAAGCAGCGGGAGCAGGAGGAGCGCATGGCCGCGCTGCCGCCTGCGCTCGCGGCAAACGCCGGCGGTGCGGGTGCAGGCGACGAGGATGACGAGGATGAGGAGGGCGAGGAATGACGCTGGACATCATGGATGGCGACCTGTGGCAGTGGGACACGGGGCGCGAGGTCGAGGCTGCCGGCTGCGAGCAGGTGCATTTCGCCAAGTCGACCACGGGGACGTGCTACACGGTCGAGGTGGCCGGAGACAAGGCGAAGATTCCCGACGAGCTGCTCCAGGCGGCCGGGCGCGTGTACGCATGGGCCTACATCACGGACGAGGCCTACGGCGGGCGCACGCGCATCGAGGCGCTCTGGGACGTGAAGAGGCGAGCCAAGCCCGCCGAGTACGTCTACGAGCCGAGCGACCAGCGCACCATCAAGGACGCGGAGACGGCGCGAGACGAGGCCAAGGCCGCGCAGAAGGCGGCGGAGGCCGCGCGCGACAGGGCTGTCGCCGCCGAGGTCAAGGGGGCGCGCGCCACGACGCTCGCCTCTGGCTCGGATGCCACGGCGGCGATGGAGGGCAACGTGCTTGTCGTCGGCGTACCGAAGGGCGACGCGCTGAGGTACAGCGACCTCACCGACGAGCAGGTGGCGGAGCTCAAGAAGCCCGCAACGGACGCGGCGGCCGAGATCGGCAAGACAAACGAGGAGTACAAGGCCATGCTCACCGAGCAGGCCAAGGCCTTCGGCGACGCGCAGCAGGCGCGCGCCGAGTCATATACGGACGCCGAGCGCACCCGCGACAAGGCGTACACGAAGGCGGAGACGGACCGCAACGCCGCCTACAACGAGGCCGAGGGCAAGTGCCAGACCGCCGAGCGCGTGCGCGGCGAGAACGAGGGGGGGGCGCAAGACCGCCGAGACGGAGCGTGATACGGCTGAGAAGGCACGTGTGGAGGCCGAGGGCGAGCGCGAGCAGGGCTGGACCGACCTCAAGGCCGAGGCGGAGAAGAGCGTGAGCGACGCGGTCGAGCGTGCCGACGCCGCCAGCAAGGCGGCTACCAAGGCCATCGCCGACGTCAAGGCCACCGAAGCCAAGCTGTATCCTGTGGCGGAGAACACGCTAAAGGGCACGGCCGAGGACGCTTTCGTCCACGTTGACGACGCTTTCCCTGCGCCCTTGTGCGGCCTGACAGTGTACGGTAAGAGTACACAGGATGGCACGCCCAGCCCGGATAACCATGTGTCTATCGTGAGCGCAGGCGATGGCGGGAGCGTAGCGGTGAAGGTGACGGGGAAAAATCGGCTGCCGTCCAACCTGAAATATAAAGACATTGTCGAGTGCTATGTCGAGAAAAACACGCCGATAACTTTAGTGTTCAAGGAAGGTACAGTCTCGCAAGGCGGGAACATCAGATTCTTTGACGAGAATGACAATAAATACTGGTTTGGTATTGATGCAAATAAGACTGAATGCCATGCGACGTTTCAAGCGGACTTAGTAAAGTTCCAGGATCTTCTGGTAACGGAGACTAACCGTGAAAACGTGTGCCTGACATGGGACGCGTCATCTCCCGATTATGAACCCTATCGCGAACAGCTCCTCACGCTCCCCACTCCCAACGGCTTACCCGGCATCCCTGTCACCTCTGGCGGCAACTACACTGACTCGCAGGGCCAGCAGTGGGTGTGCGACGAGGTGGACTTGGAAAGGGGTGTGAAGGTGCAGAGGGTGAATCAGCTGAAACTGGACGCCTTGCAGTGGCGATATGAGCTCACACCGACAAACAAAAATGACACTTTTATTTCCGACGCTCCTGCATCGCAATACGGCACAACGCAAGGATTTTCCTTGTGCCAGTATGCTGTTTTCGACGGTGTCGCTTATGACATCGAAATGAAAGAAGCTTGCAGATGCTATGTGTGGGTTCAAAGCGTAACGCTGCAGTTTAAGGCAGGTTCGGGCGTTGACTCGGTCGATGCCTTTTCTGAATGGCTCAAAGCGCGCCCAGACGCGAGCATGTTTTACTGTCTCGCCACCCCCATCGAAACCCCGCTCACCCCTGCCGAAATCGCCGCCTACAAAGCCCTCACCGCTTACGGCCCCGACACTGTGGTGCAGGCTGGTGACGGTGCGTGGGTCAAGCTGAAGTATCAGAGGGATGTGAACATCGTCGTCGCGAATCTGGAAGCGGCAATCGCATCTATCAGTTAGGAGACAAGCATGGCAGTTAAGAGCAAGGCCCGCCACGACCTGACGTTGCGCAGCATCAAGCGCGAGATCCAAGCTGGCCGCGACGTGGCGTACTGGCTTGACAAGGCCTATGCGCACCTGGACAGCGGCCTTTTCGACGAGGCCGACATCGCCGAGGTCGAGGAGCTCGCGGCCGCGTACTACGACGCGCTTGACCGCGCGGAGGAGCCGACCGAGCAGGAAGGCGAGTAGGGAAGGGCCCCGGCTTCGGTCGGGGCCCTTTTCCGTTATGCGCGGGCGACCATGCGTGCCGACGATTGGAGGCGGCGCATGGCAGGGGATAGCGCTCACGACTTCTCAGACGCCGAGATTCGGGCGTTCGAGCGCGAGGTGGCTGGAGTGTACGGCGAGGCGGGCAAGACCGCCTACGCCAACCTCAAGCGCTATCTTGCGCAGTTCGAGGTCGACGACGAGAAGATGCGCGGGCGTCTCGAGGCCGGCGAGATCACCAAGGCGCAATACAGGTCCTGGCGAAGCGGGAAGATCGCGGCGGGCAGGCGCTACCGAATCGTCCTCAAGCAGTGCGCCGAGGCCATGACGCGCGCGAACGTCGTCGCTGCCGCCGCCATCGAGGGCAGGCTGCCCGAGGTCTACGCCGAGAACTACAACTACGGCACGTGGCAGGTCGAGAGCGCCGTTGGCTGGGACACGTCCTACGCGCTGCAGGACGCGTCGACCGTGCAGCGCCTGCTCACCGACCACGACAGCTACCTGCCCAAGCCGTCCGTCAACGTCGCCAAGGACATGGCATGGAACCGACGGCTCATCGCCAACCAGATCACGCAGGGCGTGCTGCTCGGCGAGTCGATACCCAAGATAGCCAGACGCATCCAGGACGTGACGGGGGCGAACCGCGCGGCTGCGGTGCGCCTGGCGCGGACCTCGACGACGGCGGCGGAGAACGCCGGGCGCGTCGACAGCTACAAGAGGGCCAAGGGGCTCGGCATCAAGGTGCAGCAGGAGTGGCTGGCGACGCTCGACGGGCGCACGCGCTCGAGCCACAGGAAGCTCGACGGCGAGAAGGTGGAGGTCGGGGAGAAGTTCAGCAACGGGTGCCGCTACCCGGGCGACCCCGAGGCGCCGTATGCCGAGACGTGCAACTGCCGCTGCACGCTCATCGCGGCCGTCGAGGGCGTCGACTACAGCGACGGCAAGAGGTGGAGCAAGCTGCCCGAGGGCATGACCTACGAGGAATGGAAGGCGGGCAAGCCCGCCGTCACCGGCACCAAACCCGCGAACCGCACCATCTCCGAGTTCATGGGCATGCCCGGCACCAAACGCAAGCTGGACGTGGCGGGCGTGTCGCCGACCGAGGCGAGGAAGAGGCTCACTGAGCAGCTCAAGGAGTACGGCATACCGTCCGGCTCGTTCCGCAAGATGAGCGCCGGCGACCAGCAGAAGGTGCTGGACGCGGCGCTGGCCCGAATTCGGCGCATCGCGGGCAAGCCTGATATGTCTGCTTCCGTCTACTCGCGCCTCAATGGGGATCAAAGGGATGCGGTGAAAGGCATTCTCAAGCGTTCGGACAAGGCTGCCCGTAGCGTTTACCTGAAGCATGAGCGGGATTTCGTTTTGCTGAACGGCGGATGGGGCGGGACCGCCCACTACAGCCCAACGGACGGTGGCGTGAGGCTCAACCTTGAAAGAGTGTTTTCGAAAGATGGATTGAGACCCCAAGGAACGACCTGGTTCCATGAGTTCGGGCACATGATCGACAGCCTGCACGCGGACATCTCGAGGACGTACGGCGGCGGCGTGTTCGCCAAGACCATAAAGAGCGAGGTCGAAGCCTACATTGACGCAAGGCACAAGGAGATGCGCGACGGGCTCAAACGGGCAGTCAAGTCAAAGGACATCGGATGGCTCGAGTCGAACGGCTACCTCATGGAATGGCACGCCGACTACCTAAGGAGACATCCTGACAAGGTGGCCGAGGCGCTCTCGGGCCTCAAGCACACGAAGGCTGCCACATATAGCTCCGTCGCCTCCGAGATAGGGGAGATGAGCCACGCCGAAAAGGCCGACCTTTCCGACCTTTTCGGCGGAGCAACGCTGAACAAGTGCAACGATGGATGGGGCCACAGCAAGAGTTATTGGCGGCCGAAGGGAGCGTCCGAGGACTACCAGCTGGCAAGGCTTGCGCAAGAGGGCTTCGCCGAGTTCTTCAGCGCAAGCACCGCGAACCCGGAATCTCTCGCCGTCCTGCGCAAATACCTACCGGAATCGAGTAAAATATTTGACGAGATGATGAAGGAGGGGCTGTGATGGTTGCCGAATTGCATACATGGGAGCAGGTCGACAAGCTCGCGGCCAAGTTCGAGGAACGTTTCGGCTATGAGCCGATATGGTACGGCAATGTCGATGAGGTCTATGCAGCCCTCAAGGAGTCGCTCGACTCTGGCGTTCCAAAACTCGAGAGGCAGGACCCCGAAATCTGTCTCTAGCGTACAACGGCGTATCACCAAGATCGACGAGTGCCTGACGACAAGAGGTTGACATGCTCACATTGGAAGAGGCCATAAAGCCGATTCTGGAAGAGGAGGCCGTAGACGGATACGGCCCGGTGTGCGCATACGAGGGCAAATACCATTGGTTCGTCGGTTTCGGTTTCGATGGAAAGATGGCCCCGGGCGACACTCCGTACGCCATCGACAAGGAAACGGGGAGGATTGACTTCTTCCCGATTCCGTTTTTCCTCAGAGGCGAGAGCCCGTCTGCTATCGAGCTTGAGATGGACAAGGCCAACGAGATAAAAGTCAAATAGGCCACAGCCAGCCCCGCTTCGGCGGGGCTTTTTCATGCCGCGTGACCGTGCCGCGACACTGCCCGCAGAGAGATTGGACAGGCATGAAAGAGCTTTTCACATGTGCGAGCTGCGGCGACTGCGCCGTGAGGCTCGGTTTCGGCTTCACGTTCCCGGATACCTACATCTGCATGCAGCGCGGCGACGAGGTCGAGCCCGACGACGGCTGCACGCTCGGGTGCGCCGGCGTGCCGGTGCAGGCTGTCGAGGCGTGCGAGGTGGACGTGTCCGGCCGCGTGGGCTACGGCACGGAGGTGCTGGACTGATGGCCGCGCCGCGAAGGGTCGGCAAGGAGAAGTGGAGCGCCAAGAACGACACGTGGACCGACCGAAACGGCGACACCGTCAGTGGGATGAGGGAGAAGGGCTTCACGCGCGGTAGCGCCAAGGGCCTGACCGCCTCAGACATCTCCGGGCTTGTCGAGGTGCGCGCCGACAACCGCGAGGCCATCGCCAACGCCATCGACCGGGCGCTCGTCGCCGCGCTGGAGGAGGTCGGGCTCGTCGCGGAGGGCTACGCCAAGCGCGCCTGCCCGGTCGACACGGGACGGTTGCGCAACTCCATCACCCATATCGTCGACGAGGACGGCAAGTGCGCCATCATCGGCACGAACGTCGAGTACGCGCCATATGTCGAACTGGGAACGAGGCACCAGAAGCCGCAGCCCTACCTCAAGCCGGCGGCCGAGGACCACGAATCCACATACCGCTCAATCTTCCGCAAGCACCTGGGCGGCTAGTGCCGCGTTACGCCGTTTGGATACTCACCCTTGCCGCGAGGTATTGCGGCGCGGGCCCTGCCGAGGCAACAGGCGGGAACCCGCCCATTCCGAAGCAAGGGAGATTCTGTTGGCACTCACACGAAAGATGCTCAAGGCAATGGGCATCGAGGACGAGAAGATCGACCAGATCATCGACGAGCATGCCGAGAGCGTGAACGCGCTCAAGGCGCAGCGCGACGAGTTCAAGGAGGCCGCGGGCAAGGCGGACGGCTACAAGAAGGAGCTGGACGCGCTCAAGGCCAAGGGCGAGGGCGCGGGCGAGTACGAGGAAAAGTACAAGGCCGCCGTCAAGAACCTAGAGGACTACAAGGCCAAGGTCGAGGGCGAGAAGGCCGCAGCCGAGAAGCGCAGCCTGTACCGAGAGCTGCTCAAGTCGGCGGGCGTCGACCCCAAGCGCATCGACACCGTTCTCAAGGTCTCCGACCTCGAGGGCGTGACCGTCAAGGACGGCGCTATCGAGGGCGCGGACAAGCTCACCGAGGACATCAAGGCCGACTGGGCCGACTTCATCGCAACCACGACCGTCAAGGGCGCCGATGTGGCCCACGCCCCCAAGGGCGAGGGCGGCAAGGACATCAACGAAATGAGCACCGCCGAGTACATGAAGTACAAGGCGGAGCAGAGAGGCTAAGGGGTTTCTATGCCGAACACCATCCTTACACCCAACATCATCGCCAACGAGGCGCTGGACGTTCTGCGCACCAACGCCGTCATGGCCAACCTCGTCCACCGCGACTACTCCTCCGAGTTCGTCGCGGGCGTGGGCGACACCATCACCATCCGCAAGCCCGCCACCTTCGAGGCCAAGGAGTTCACCACCGAGGTCGAGGTGCAGGACGCCACCGAGGACAAGGTCGCCGTCAAGATGGACAAGCTGCTCGATGTGACGTTCTCCGTCACGTCCAAGGATCTGACGATGAACATCGTCGACTTCTCCGCGCAGTTCCTCGTCCCGGCGATGCGGGCCTTCGCCGACAAGATCGACGGCTACCTGCTCGCGCTCGAGAAGGACGTCACCGACAACCGCGTCGACCACACCAAGGGCGCCCTCGCCGTGGCGGACATCATCGCCGCCCGAAAGTTCCTCGTGGACGCCAAGGCGCCCTCCACGGAGCGCCGCTTCGTCTACGGCTCCCAGGCCGAGGCCGACCTGCTCAACACCGACCTGTTCGTCAACGCCTCCGCCGTCGGCGACAACGGCACCGCCCTCAAGGAGGCGTCGCTGGGCCGCAAGTACGGCCTCGACTTCTACTGCGACCAGAACGTGCAGAAGACCACGGCAGAGACTGCCAACTACACGCCGTCCATCGCGTTCCACAAGAACGCCTTCGCGCTCGTGACCCGCCAGCTCGAGATGCCGCTCGGCGCCCCCAAGGCGTACTCCACCTCCTACGACGGCTTCGGCCTGCGCGTCGTGCAGGGCTACGACCAGAAGACCAAGACCGACACCGTTTCCATCGACATGCTCTGCGGCGTCAAGACCCTCGACAAGAGCCTTGCCGCCGTCATCACCGACAAGCGATAGGCGCAGAGATGCTCGAGCAGGTGCTTCTGTCGCTGCGCAACTGGTTCGTCGCCGACAAGCGCACGGGGCGCGTCCGCATCGAGGGCGGCCGCCTCGTGCCGCCCGCGGGGCTCGACCTCAAGGAGGGCCAGTACATCCGCATCACAGGCTCGACGTTCAACGACGGGCTGCACTCATGGCCCTACAACGGCCTCACGGACGAGGAGTTCGTCGGCACCGTCTGGGCGCTCGCCGTGCCGCAGGCCGTGGTCGACCTCGCGGACGAGATCGCGGCATGGCAGGCCGAGCACGCCGAGGAGCTGGACAGCCCGTATGCGAGCGAGAGCTTCGGCGGTTACAGCTACACGCGCGTGATGGGCGCCGACGGCCGACCGCTGACGTGGCGCGACCAGTTCAAGGCGCGCATGGACCCGTGGAGGAAGCTATGAGCCGCCTGTACGAGCGCATGCGCGTGCCGTGCGTCCATGTGGTCCGCAGGAGCGTGCCGGACGGCGAGGGCGGCTGGACGGAGACGTGGGCCACGGGCCGCGCCTTCTCCGCTTCCATCGTCCGCGACACCTCGGCCGAGGCCCGCGTCGCCGAGGCGGCCGGAGTGGCCAACGCCTACACGGTGACGTGCTCCGAGGAACTGTCCCACGGCGACGTGTTCAGGCGCGTGTCAGACGGTCAGGTGTTCCGCGTCACGTCGAACGCCGACGACGGACGCCCGCCCGCGTGCGCGACGTTCAGCTTCACGCAGTGCACGGCCGAGGAGTGGAGGCTGCCCGATGCCGACTAGGACCGCGGCGCTCGCCGCATGGCTCGGCGGCTTCGACATGCCCGCCTATGCGGCACAGGCCGTCCCGGACGGTACCGAGCCCCCGTACCTCACATTCACGCCCGTCTCGGGCGCCTGGGGCGACGGCGATCAGAACGTCACCGTCGAGACCTGGCGGCGCACCGAGTCCGAGGCGAGGGCCAACGCCGACGCCGAGGCCATCGGGCGCGCGCTTGGGCTCGGCGGCGTGATGCTGCCCTGCGACGGCGGCGGCCTTTGGGTCAAGCGCGGCTCGCCGTTCTGGCAGGCCGCCGACTCGGGCGAGCCGGGCGTCAAGCGCCGCCACATCAACCTCTCAATCGAGAACATCACGACCTTTTAGGGGGTCCAATGAAATACACCCAGATCCCGCAGGACACTTTCAAGAACATCCAGCTGAACGCCGGCGTCCTGCTCAAGGAGTTCGTCCCGGACACCGGCACGCTCAAGGCGACCGACATCCTCGGCGCGACGTCCGGCGGTGCCAACTTCACCGCCACGCCGAGCTTCATCGACTTCAGCGAGGACATTGACAACTGCTCGGCGAACATGATGGAGCTCAAGCAGCTCGACAGCTGGGATGCCAAGATGTCCGGCACGTTCGTGACCGTGACCGCCGGCCTGGCCGTGAAGCTGACCGGCGCCGCCGACGAGTCCGAAGGCAAGATCACCCCGCGCAACGAGCTCAAGGTGTCCGACTTCGCCGACCTGTGGTGGGTCGGCGACTACAGCGCGGTCAACGAGGACGGCAGCGAGGGCGCGAGCGCCGGCTTCTGCGCCATCCGCCTACTCAACTCCCTGAGCACCGGCGGCTTCCAGATTCAGTCCTCCAAGAAGGGCAAAGGCCAGTTCGCCTTCGAGTTCACCGGCCACTACTCGATGAAGCAACCCGAGACGGTGCCGTTCGAGATCTACATCAAGGAAGGAACGGAGGCGGCTGCGTAATGCGAATCGACGAGTTCACGGCGGATGAGTTCCTGACCTCGGCGCAGCTGCTTGCCGAGGTGGCCGAGGAGGCCATGGGCGGCAAGCTCGGCGAGGAGCTCAAGCGCTCCTACATGTCCTACCGCGCCGCGGCCAAGGCCGCCAAGGCCGAGGGCGGCGACGAGGACGAGGTCAAGGCCAAGGTCGAGGTTCAGGCCGTCGATATGTTGGGCGGCCTGCTGCCCGTCCTGCTGCGCGAGGGCGGCGAGCTCTCGCTCAAGCTCCTCGCCGCGCTGGACGGCCAGACCCTCGACGAGTACAAGGCCTGCTTCACCATGGCCAAGTACGCCGCCGACATCAAGGCCGCGCTTGGCGGCATCGACACCGTCAAGGAGGTCGCGGCCCCTTTTTTTCAGTAGCCGCCGACGATCCTGAGCTGCTCTGGCTCTACCTGGGCGAGTACACCGGACCACGGCGTGCTCGCCCTTTTGCTAGGTACCTGACCGCGCGCAGGCGCAGGGAGGCCGAGGAGGACGCATACAGGGTCTACCTGACGGAGTCCATCCGCCTCGCGGTGCAGTCGCGCTACATCGCCAAGCCCTACCTGGAGCTCGTGCGAGGCGCAGCGGAGCCAGCGGACACCCGGAGCGGCGACGAGATCGCGGCGGATGTAATCGGCAAACTGGGATTGGAGGTGCTGTAGATGGACCTTCTCGATCTCTTGGTCAAGATCGGCGTCGACGACCAGGCATCCGGCAAGGTCGACGGCATCGCCGGCGGCATCGAGGGAAAGCTCGGCAAGGCGGCGGCCGCGGCCGCATCGCTTGTCGCGGCCGGAGTAACGGCGGTGGCTGCCGGCGTCGCGGCGGTGACCGGCATGAGCATGAACGCCTACGCCGCGTACGAGCAGAACGTCGGCGGCATCCAGAAGATTTTCGGCAACATGGGCAAGTCCCTAGAGGACTACGCCGCCATGACCGGCCAGACCGTCGAGCAGTGCTCCGGCAAGTGGCAGCAGCTCGAGCAGGCACAGACGACGGTGCTGGCAAATGCCGACCGCGCCTACATAACGGCCGGCCTGAGCGCCAACCGGTACATGGAGCAGGTGACGGGCTTCTCCGCCTCGCTCGTCAAATCGCTCGGCGGCGACACGGTCAAGGCCGCCGAGTACGCCGACACGGCAATGGTCGACATGAGCGACAACGCGAACACCTTCGGCACGGCGATGGAGGACCTCCAGAACGCGTACCAGGGATTTGCGAAACAGAACTACACCATGCTCGACAACTTGAAGCTGGGATACGGCGGCACCAAGGAGGAGATGCAGCGCCTCATCTCGGACGCGCACGCGGTCAACTCCGCCGTGGACGAGTCGAGCCTGTCCTTCGACAACATCGTGCTCGCCATCCATACGATGCAGGAGCAGATGCAGATCGCCGGCACGACCTCGCGTGAGGCCGCGACGACCATCGAGGGCTCCTGCAACATGGCCAAGGCCGCGTGGGAGAACTGGGTGACGGAGCTCGGCAAGGACGACGCCGACATGGGCAAGCTCACGACCGAGCTGGTCGAGTCGGTCGAGACGGCGGCCTCCAACATCGTGCCGCGCGTGGCGACCATCGTGTCCACGGCCGTCGAGCAGCTCCCCGGGGTCATAGCGACGCTGGCGCCGGTCGCCGGCGAGGCCTTCATGTCCATCGCCGACAGCGCCATGTCGGCGCTCTCGGGCGCCTTCGGCGGGTTGGACGAGATAGGCGCGCAGGTCGGACCGGTGCTCTACGACGGTATCGTGAACGGCCTGTCGTTCCTCTCCGGCGCGGCGGCCGACATCATGAGCCAACTCGGCGGCTACCTGTCCGAGAACCTTCCCTCCATCATGGAGAGCGGCCTGCAGATTCTCACCGGCCTCTCAGAGTCCATAGCCGAGAACGCGGGCGTTCTTGCCGAGGGCGCGGCGAACCTCATAGTCGGCCTGGCGCAGGGTATCGCCGACAGCCTGCCGACCATCATCGAGCAGGCCCCGGTCATCGTGCAGAACCTCGCCGACGCGATCAACGACAACGCGCCGACGCTGCTGGGCGCCGGCATCCAGGCAATCGTGACGCTGGCGCTCGGCATCGTGCAGGCGATACCGACGCTCATCGCGAACATCCCGGCCATCTTCTCGGCAATACTCGCGGCATGGTCAGCTCTCGACTGGATAAGCCTCGGCCGCAACGCCATCACGCTCCTGGGCAACGGCATCGCCGGCATGGCCGGCTTCGTCAGCACGTGCGGCACCAACATCGTGTCCGCCATCCGCGACGCCATCCAGAACCTGCCGTCGACGCTGTCGAACCTCGGCAAGGTTGCCATGTACAACCTGCAGGGCGCCATCTCGGGCGCAGTCGGTGCAGTGAAGGGCGCGGCGCTACGCATCGCGTCGAACATCGAGTCCGCCTTCCTTAGCTTGCCGGGCCGCGTGGTGTCGATCGGCCGCAATATCGTGCAGGGCATCGCAAACGGAATCAGCGGCGCGGCCGGCGTGGTCGTCAACAAGATAACCGGCGTGGTCGGCGGCGCCATCGACGCAGCCAAGAACCTGCTCGGCATCCACTCGCCCTCGCGCGTGTTCCGCAAGATATTCGGCTACGTGATGCAGGGCGCGGCCCTCGGCATCGACGACACGGCGGACGAGCCCGTGAAGTCAATGGAGTCCGCCGTCGGGAAGGTCGAGCGCGCCGCGGCGTTCGATGCGACGGTCAGGGCCGACGGCCCGCGTTACGGCGACCGGACCATTTCCGGCACCGGGGAGGGCGTTGTCGCGGACGGCGGCGCGTCGGCCGTTATCGGCTGGCTGGCCGAGAACCTGCCCTCCATCATCGCGGAGTTCACGCCCGTCATGGGCGAGTCGGAGTTCGGGCGCAGGGCGAGGAAGGCGGTCGCGTATGCCTGATATCGAATATGAATCGGGCGCGGGGGCGGTCATCCCGCTCAATTCCGGCATCTACGTCGGCACGCCGAACGACCTCTTCAGCCGCGAATGGGACTACAAGATCGGGTACCGTGCGCTGTCGACCGTCTCGCGCGGCGCCCGCAAGGCCTCGTTCAGGGCGGTCTTCGCCGACATGGCGCTGGCCGACGAGTTCCGCCGCTGCGCGGACCTCGACGTCTCGGGCAACACGCCCGGGACGCTGAGGGTCGGGTTGTGGTTCCAGCGCTGCTTCGTCCTCGCGTCGAAGGTCGACGGGGTGCGGGACGGGCTCTTCACCGCGAAGATCACCGTCGTGCTGCTCGACGGCCTGTGGCGCAGGGGCGTCACGACGGAGTTCACGCCCGTCATGGGCTCGTCCGGGTACGAGTTCCTCGACCTACCGCATGACCTCCCGTATGACCTCGGGGCGACCCCGCCGAAGCGGTACGCGCGCAACCCGGGGCATTCCGGCAGCCCCGCCCGGTTCATCGTCTACGGGCCGGCGGTCAATCCCGCGGTCCGGCTCGGCGAGAACCTGTACCAGGTCGACGTATCGGTGCCGGACGGCGGCTACATGGAGGTCGACCCGCTGCGGCGCACCGTCTCCGTGGTCTCCGCAGACGGCGACGTCCGCGACGCCTTCGGCAAGGCGCACCGAGGCAGCGGCGCCGGCTCGGGCGAGTACATCTTCGAGCGCGTGCCGGCCGGCACCTGCGAGGTCTCGTGGGACAACAGCTTCGGGTTCGACCTGACGCTCTACGAGGAGGAGGGGGAGCCGGCATGGTCCTAGTGGTGAGCGACCCGGCGGCCGGGGACGTCCGCGAGATCGAGGAATTCGAGCTCGACCTCGCGTTCGGCAGCGACGAGAACGCCCTGAAGCTCGAGGCGCGCGCCGGCGAGGCCCCCGCCGAGGGGCAATTCGTATTCATCGACGGGACCGAGTACGGCGGCGTCGTCGACGAGGTCACCTACGATACGGGCAGGGACGCCTCCGGCACCGTCCTGTGCAAGGGCCGCACGTGGCACGGCATCCTGGCCGGCAAGCGCCTCCTGCCCGATTCGGGCAGCGGCTACCTCGCAGTGAGCGGCAAGGCGGGCGAGGTGGTCGCGTCCCTCATATCCCGCATGGGGCTGTCCGGGCTGTTTTCAGCCGCCGTAGACGATACGGCGGTCAGCTACACCATCGACCGCTTCGCGGACGGGTACGGCGGCCTGAAGGCCCTGGCGAAGGCGAACGGGCGAAAGGTCTCGATGCGCCGCCTCGGCGGCAAGGTCGAGCTGTCGCTGCCGCCGATAGTGGACTACGCGAATAAGGTCGATTCCGACCTTATGGATTTCACGCTCACGTCTGTCTACCGCTGCGTGAACCATTTGGTTTGCGCGGGAACTGGCGAATTGGAGAACCGCGCGGTAGTCCACTTCTACGCCGACGCGGCGGGCAACGTCAGCCACGTCCAGAGCCTCTTCGGCGTCGACGAGATATGCGCGCTCTACGACTACAGCAACGCCGATGAGGCGAAGCTGGAGGAGGAGGGCCGCAAGAAGCTGCAAGAGTATCAGACCCAAGGCAGCGTCGAGGTTGCGACCCACGACGATATCGACGTGGACGTGGGAGACATGATCTCGGCGCGCGACAACGCGCACGGGCGCACCGTGAACGCGACGGTAGCGAAGAAGATCGTGAAGGTCTCGCGCGGCGTTGCCGTGTACTCATACGAGGTCGGCGGCGAGACCACGACCAAGATGAGCAGCAGCGGAGTCGCCGAGAGCAGCGGCAGCGGCAGCGGAGGCGGCGGGCACGCGTACCTGGCCGGCAAAGGCCTGACGCTGAGCAACTACACATTCAGCGCGGAGGTTGACGCAGATGCGCTCACTGAGGTGCGCGGCACCGCCGAGGCCGCCCGCAGGGACGCGACCAAAGCCGTGCAGACGTGGGCAGGCGCCTCGTTGGAGATCGGCGCGGTCCAGACGCTGCCGCCGGGCGCGAACGCCACGGCGGCTCTCGCGGGCGAGAGCCTGATCAAGACGCTCTCGCTCGGCATCCCGCGCGGCGAGAAGGGCGAGCGCGGCGAGAAGGGCGAGCGCGGCGAGCAAGGGCCGCCCGGCACCGCGTCGGCGGTGACCGTCAGGGAGATGTTCGAGGCGTCTCACCCGGTCGGCACCTACATCGAGACGAAGGGCTACGACCCGTCCGACTACGGCGGCGAATGGCGGATGGTGCCGAGCATCGGCCCGTACACGTGGCTCAGGACGAAGTAGAGGAGACAGGCATGTCCAAGACAGACAACATCACGAAGTACACATGCGACCGCTGCGGCGAGAGCGCGTACCTGCAGCAAGGCGCTGCGGCGGCGGGGGACTGGCGCGAGGTCGAGCGCTTCGATCAGTACGGCAGCAGGGCGACCCGCCTGCTGTGCAAGGGGTGCACGGACGAGTACAAGAAGCTCGCCGCCAAGCACGACGGCGAGTTCCAACAGTTCATGAGCAACGCGAAGGAGCAGTAGCATGGCATTCGAGATAGTGGACGGAATGACCGGCACGAAGCACATCAGCTCGGACGACCTGGCCGCGCTCAACACCGCGACGGTCGGCAGGGCCGACTGCGTGCTGGAGTACGGCGACGACTTCGAGCTGACGATGCAGAGCGCGAACTCAGCGACGCTCGGCACCGGCGTGGGCATGGTCGGCGGCAAGCGCTTCTGGAACCAGGCGGCTACTGGCTTGACCATCCAATCTGGTACGCAAGGCCAGAAGCGCAACGACCTGGTGGTCGCGCGCTACGCAAAGACGAGTGCGGGCATCGAATCCATCACGCCCGTCGTAATCAAAGGCACGCCCACAACGGGTACCGCCGCAGACCCAAAGGTGACGGCGAACGACTTGAAGCTGTGGCGCGTGCCGCTGAATGGAATCAACGCCGGCACGCCCGTGAGGCTCTTCGACCCCGTGGCCTCGCTCGCGACCCTCGGGGATTCCGTATCCCGAATGAAGATCGCCAGCGGCAGAGCGAATATCTACGGCTGCGACGCAACTCTGGATGTCTCCTACATTCCCGCCATACACTCACTTGTTTTTGAGACGAAAGGCAGCGGCTACATGACCACCGGGACTCAGACCGGCTATTCGGCCAAGGTGCTCACGCTGCCTTCAAATTATCTGCCTACCAATGAGCGGATCGTGTGCATCTGCGCAAACATGCAGCTCAAATTTGGGGTGGCGCTAAGGGTTCAGACCAACGGTGACGCGATGTTCGATGTGTCCTCTTCAGAGCCGATGCGCGGTTTCGGATGGCCCTCGGCCATGGGCTTTATTCCCCTGTAGCATTCCGTATCCCGACGGGGCAAGCTGACCGCGACGATCGCCACCGAATACATCGATAAAGATGTCACTTTCGACAAGCCGTATGCTGGCGACTACGCCGTTATGCTGTCAAGAGGCGGAATCCCGATGTATTGGACGCAAGTGTCGCTAAGCTCGCACAGCCTCACGCCGACAGGCTTTAAGATTCGGGTTTACAACGAGACTGAACCAAAGAAGGCGGTAACGACTGACATTGTCTGGTTTGCCTTCCAGCTCTAGCATTCCGTATCCCGGGCGCCGCGCATACGTCAGTTCTTCACGTCCATCGTCCGCCCCGGCACACAATGGGATGCCTCCGGAAGGCTTCTCGCGATCACCAAAGACGAGTACAAGAATCTGGTGGGCCGCGACTTCAACGGCTTCGACATCGTCCAAGTGTTTAACGGTGATATTACTGCTAATGCGTTCGATGTAATCAATCTTGCTTATTGGAGTTCAGGGAACTTCTGGGTGGACATCGAGGGCGGCACGAGGGGAATTTATGCACGAGTCAACATTCAAATCGTCGCTATCGATTTCGAGTAGCATTCCGTATCCCTGTACGAGGCGAAAAACTGGAGCGTCGTGCGCGTGGGCATGACGGTCTACGTCCGCGCCACGCAGATCATCGCTGATCCTGCTGAGGGCATCAAGTGTCCGTACGTCATTCCCGAGGAGCTGCGGCCCTCCCATGCCTGGTCTGCGGCGATGGTCACCGAGTACGGAGGCGTGGACAACTCGTACCGCCTGCTCGTCATGTCAGACGGCACCATCATAGTGCATAGCATGGGCGGCAAGACGGACCATCGGAACCACTTCGCCTCGCTGAGCTACCCCATCGGCATGTGATTCCGTATCCCACGGCGACCCGATTGTGCTATACGGAGGACCGGACAAGCCGTCTTACATCTACGTGCGGCGCATCGGGCGCATCTGTATGCTCAGTTGGAGCGTCATCCAGCCGACTGCTGAATATTGGCAGGTGGACAAACGCATCCCTGAAGAGCTGCGGCCCGCTGGCAACATCTACACACCGGGGTGCGCGACGAACAACGACGGCTACGTTCTCAATGTCTGCGCATATTGCTTTGTCGGCAATGACGGCACGGTCGGCTTCAAGGTCGCCAACGCGACGCCCGGAGCCTTAAACAGGGGCGCCTGCTCGTGGGCTATCGGCTAGCATTCCGTATCCCAGACCGAGTATTTCGCATCTTCAAGCGCCGAATTCTCATTCACTCCCAAGGTGAGCGGCGTAATCGTCGCACAGGTGTGGGCGTATGAGACGTACGGCGCATGGGGCGGCGAGATCGGCCTCCATGTGGTGACACCGAGCGGGCTGCAAAGCGTGGCGGAGGTATCGACTGGCCTCAACGGCAGCGACGGCGTCCAGCGCATGGTTACGGCCAAGGCCGTATTCGCGGGCGTGGAAGCTGGTAAGACGTACTACTTCAAGACGGAAAACAAGCCGAACGCTGGGTGGGCCAAGAGCACGCCATTCTCATGGCTGCTCGAAGTGCGCCCCTACTGATGCACGTAAAGCGCGAAGCAATCCACCCTGCCGCCGCCGCTATTCTGCAGCTGCGTGACGTACCAGATTTTCGATGTCGTGTTCGTTGGATGCTCGATGTAGCAGATACCGACCCAGCCGACGGACACGCATGCCACCCAGCACAAGAAGCGGTAGCCCGCGACCGTCGGCGCGGTCACGGTGCCGTCGCTTTGGCCTGACACGACCTCGATATGGGTGAGATGGGATACGGAATGCTAGCCAAGCACAACGATGTAATTCACTCGGAATGGACCAGTGTGTGCGCCGCTGATTGCGACGACGAGGTTCCCGTCGCGTGGGTAGAAATTCACGCCGGAAACCATGAAGTCGTAGCTCGCATCACCGTTCATCGCGTACACGGAATCGCGGGAATTGTCGAAGCCTCGCCCGAACTCCCGCTCAAAGCCCACCTTGTCCCAAAGCATCGTGTAATTCGCATCGTTAAAGTTCACGATCTTGTTACCGACAAAAACTCTCGGCGCACGGGATACGGAATGCTACGCCGCCGGAAATACAGCGATGGAAGAGATGGACGAGGCGGTGGAGATCGTGTCGTTATTGGCGTTAATGGTGACCGTTCCGTTCGCGTCGATGGACATGTTTCCGCTCGCCCAGTCGCTCGCGATTGGCGCTATGACCCTGATGGCTGGCCGAAACCCCTCCGGAAGCCTCCCGATTGTCGCGCTTCCCCACGACGAACTAATCGTAACCCTTACGAAAAGGCAGCTCACGATAACAATGCCGGCTGTTTTGAAATAGGATACTGACCCTACCTTGCCCGAGGCGTGTGATACGGAATGCCCTACATCTCCATCGCCGCCGTGTATGAATCGCTCGCCCTGGCCACGACCGTGCGGAATGATTGCAGGTAGTGCGCCATCGCCGTGTTGACGGTCGAATGCCCGAGCGCCACGGCTATGTCCTCGATAGCTGCACCGTGCTCCAGCGAGATCGTCGCCCAGCTGTGGCGAAGGCACGTCATCGGCACATGCGGCAGGTCGAGCCGCTTGCAGAACGCGCGGAACTTGCGGGCGACGGCGTTTGGGTCAAGCAGGCACAGACGACCAGACCTGCGCGTCCCACGGATGGCACGCAAGCGCTCAAGCGCGAATCGCGGCAGTTTCAGCTTGCGGTCTGACAGCTTGGTCTTGCATCCGGTCTCGATGACCTCGCCGCCCACCACGTGCAGGCCGCGCTGCACATGTACCCAGCCGCTACGCCAATCCACATCCTCGATTCTCACCGCGCAGGCCTCGCAGCGGCGCAGGCCCAGCGCGGCACCGAGCAGGACTGCGGCCTCGAAGGGCTGGCCGACGATGGCCTTGAGCGTCACGCGCTCCTGCTCGGCAGTGAGCGTCGGTCGGCGCGCGGTCGGCTTTTGGGGCAGCTCCACACCTTGCGTCACGTCCCAGATTCGCAGCTGATGTCGGCGAAGCACCCAGCGGTAAATCTGTCGGAAGGTCTTGTACGCCTTCTCGGCGGCACCTGGTAGGGCGAACGAATCGACCCAATCTTGTACCTCCTCAAAGCTGATCGTCTCAATCTCGCGCTTACCCCACTGCGGCATCAGGTGGCAGCGGATGGCGCTGCGGTAGCCCTCCAGCGTGGTGGCGCGGAGACGCTTGCCCTTGTCGGCCATGTACTCGGTGATGGCATCGGAAAACAGCATTTTGAACAGTCCAATCTCTCGAAAATCCCAGACGCTTCGCATGGTAGCCCGCTGCGTTACGTCTGGGATTTATTGCGTGTAGCGGCGGCGAGGCTCAATCTCACGCCGCCCGCAGGATGGCGCGGAAAGCGAGAGGAAAGGAGGGCCGAGCGTGGAATCACTGGCGGCCATCGTCATAACCGACATCGTCTCGTGCGTCGTGGCGACGTGCGTCGCGTCGGTCGTGGCCACCGTCAAGGCCCAGGGGCGGAAGGTATCAGAGAAATCTGAACGCGAGCGCGTTGAGTCAGAGGCCATGAAGGCCGGGATGCGCGCGCTGCTGTGGGCCGAATTGCAGCGCATCCATGAGAGGGCGATGGCACAGGACGGCCTGACCGTCGAGGAGCGCCGCCACCTGGAGAGCGTCTACGCCGCCTATCACGGGCTGGGCGGCAACGGTACCGGCACGCGCCTGTACACGGACGCGATGAACATGCCCGTACTCGATTAGGAGGAGGAATCAATGACCAGAGACGAGATCGTCAAGAAGCTGACGAGCCGCAAGTTCTGGCTGTGTGCGGCGGCTTTTTTGGGCTCCGTCGCGGCCAGCGTGGCCGGCATCGCCACGGATAACCAGACCGTCGCCGCTATCGGCACGGTGTGCGGGGTCGCGAGCGCGGCCATCTACGCCGCGGCCGAGCAGGCAGTGGACTCCGCGCGCCTGAAGGCGGGTGGCGACCATGACGGAGACTAGTGCCGAGGCTAAGCGCAAGCTGCCGATGCGCAGCGTTTTCGCCGTTGTCCTCGCCCTTGTGGCGGCGCTTGCCGCCCCGCTCAGCGCCGAAGCCTACCAGAGCGTGAACAAGTACGTGAGCAACGGTCATGGCTATCTCAATGCGAGCTACCTAGTTATCCATGAGACAGCGAACCCCGGCGCGTCTGCCTACAACCACACGTTGCTTTGGTCGCGCAACGATACCTACGCCGTGCATCACGTCATGGAGCTGGACGGCTCCACCGTGTACAACACGGTGCCCGAGAATCGCTTGTGCTGGCATGTTGGCAATGGCAACTACGCCACTATCGGTATCGAGCTTGCCCACGCCACCAATGCTTCCGATTTCGCAAAGCAGTGGAATGAAGCTGTGAAGTGGGCTGGCGATGAGCTTCGCGCCCATGGCTGGGATACGTCCCGCCTGCTAAGCCACTACGAAGCAGCCCAACGCTGGGGCGGTTCCGACCATACAGACCCAAACGGTTATTTCCGCGCCTATGGCAAGACTTGGTACGAGTTCAAGCAGGCGGTGGCAGCTTACCTCGGCAGCGGCTATGTCGCGCCTATCGCGCCGACTGATGGAAACGGTGGCACCGTGGCATCTTCCACCACCACTGCAAAGACCGGCTCCGGCTTCGGCGGCACCTACCGCTGCAACGCAAGTCGCCTGAACGTGCGTACCGCGCCGTCTATGTCCGGCGCTGTTGTGGCTGGCTACGGCTACGGTCAGACCGTGACGCTCGACGATTGGTATTGCGTCTCGAACGGTTATGTTTGGGGACGATATACCAGCTATTCCGGCTATACCCGCTATGTCGCTGTCGGCAAGCCCACCGGCGGCTACGATCCGAACGACTACCTCGTTCGCGTTGGCGCCGCCGCGTCTCAGGCGCGCCCCGCATCCACCGGCCGTTCCGCCGGCCGCTACCGCATCGTGGTGAACACGCTCAACGTTCGCTCCGGCGCGGGCACCGGCTACAGCGTTGTCGCCAGCTACCATCGCGGCCAGACCGTCAACCTCGATGGCACGTTCGTGACATCAGGCGGCTACGTATGGGGACGCTATACCAGCTATTCCGGCTACACGCGCTGGATCGCCGTCGGCACCGCATCGGGCGCCGCGTACGCCCAGAGGGGCTAGGTGACGGCATGGTCGCTTTGGCGTTCGTGCTCGGCTCGCTCTTCGGCGGCACCGTGGCGACAATCGGCCTGTGTCTCGTGAGCATCAACCGGCATTAGCCGCAGCCCGCTCGGGTTATCCCGGGCGGGCTTTTTACTTGATGGCAGGGGGCGCGCCGGCTCCGTTCTGCATCCCACAAGGGACGGGACGACGCAGGTCGGCTAGGGGTGGCTTTTCGACACCGAAAATGTATAATGCCAGCTAGCGGTTCCATGGCACAGGATTAGAAGAAACTTCTAATCCCAAGGTCGACGGTTCGAATCCGCCATGGAGCACCAACGAAATAG